AACTTAATTGAAGAAGAATCAGTAGATTGTGGCTTTATACCAAGTGAGTCTTATTATGAATGGAGAACAGATGGCACAATGTGTAATGGTTTTGATAAATATTATCAAGAAAGGAAATACATATCTTATGATGGCACAAATTGGATTTCAACTGACATAAAAAGGCAAGGTGCTATTATTGAAATTAATTCGGTTGATTGTGGTTATGTTCCACCAGTTGTATATGAATACAGATGGGTATCTACAACTATTGCAAAATGTGTTGGCACAACAAAGTATTACCAGTATAAAAAACAAAGAAGGAAGGAAAATACTCAAGACTCTTGGGAAGATGTTGTTCCTACTGTATACTCCATAGACGCAGATGGTACTGAAGAGCCAATAATTGCAGAGCAAGATTCTCCAGATTGCGGATATGTTCCACCAGTTGAACCAATATATAGATGGGTAACAATGGACATAAATAGATATTGGATTTGTGCTGACTGTGATGATACACCAGATGAAATGCCAAAAATAGAATATAGATTAAACACTGAAGATTCAACTGTACAAAGTGCCGCATGCGATAGCAATACAACTTTATCATCTTCAGACTATGGAAATCAAGATATTGTATATGCTAAGATAGGAGGGTGTATAACAAGCATTGGAAATGATGCATTCAAAGGAAAAACAAACCTAGCAGAAGTACTTATACCAAGCACAGTTACAACAATAGGTAGTGGAGCTTTCAGCGGCTGTACTAGTCTTATTGACTTCTCATTACCTATGAGCGTTACAAGTATAGGAACAAATGCATTTAATGGGTGTATTCAGTTGAATAAAATAATGTTGCCAAACAGCCTTACAAACATTGGAAATGCTGCATTCAGAGGGTGTAAAAACTTCCCAACAATCAACATTCCACAAGGGATATCTATTATCCCAACAGAGTGCTTCTATGATTGCGATGGCATAACAGATATATATTTACCAAATACTGTTAGATTGATTCAATCAAAAGCATTTGGTTTATGCGAAGGTTTGGTTAACTTTACTTGCTATGCAACAGAACCACCAGCAATATACCAAGATACATTCCAAGGTGTGAATGAAGATTTTAAAATTTATGTTCCTTCTGCATCAGTTGACACATACAAACTTGCATGGAGCAATTATGCAAATAATATCGTAGCAATTGAAAATTGAAATGGCTTTAGATTTATGCAAATATTACAAAAAACAGAGATATGTTAGTTACAATAATGGTGTGACTTGGCAACCTCTTGAAGAATATGATAAGGGTGAGTTGTATGAAGCTCACTCTTCATCATGTGGTTCTAGTGTTTTTCAATATCGTTGGGTTTTGGTAGATAATGCCTACATATGTGATGAAAAAGACAGATATACAAAAGAGGTATATCAATATTCTGAGGATGGAATAGTTTGGTATAACGTATTTCCAACTCAATACAGAAAAGGTACTTTAGTTGAAACAAATAGTACTTTATGCGATAATGCTGGAGGTGGACAATATACAAGTGGAGAAACAGAACCAGTGGGTGGAGAAACAGAACCTTGTCCAAATGGTTATCAAAGAGTTGGAAATGATTGTGTTTGCAAAGGAACTGTAATAGATGGGCAATGTGTTCAGTGTGGATATCTTGAAATATGGAGCGAAAGAGAACATAGATGTGTGTGTGATACAACTATTCCTCGAAGGCAGATAATTGAAAGAGATGGTGTGTGTATAACACTTGACCCATATAAAGCGGTTAAATGTGAAAATTCAGATGGAATTTTAAGAAGAAGTGATGTAATGTATTATCCAGATGAATTTGGAAACTATAATTGGGTTAATCTTTCTTATGAAATTGGTGATTGTATTTACAGAATAGATGACTCCGCTTTCAATGGTCAAATAGCTTTAACAAGCGTAACCATACCTAGTTCAGTTACAGAAATTGGAGATTATGCATTTGCAAATTGCAATAATCTAGAAACATTGAATTTCCCTTCAGACATAAGCGAAATTGGAACACATGCTTTCCTTTTATGTGGCAGATTGAAAAACATTACATTTGGAGGCGATGTGCCATCTGAAGTTCCTACTGGAGCATTTAGTCAGTGTTCTAGCTTAGAATCTGCTTCATGGCTGCAATATAACAGCATAACATCAATCAATAACGAAGCATTTTATAATTGTTATAGTTTAAACAATGTAGTTCTACCAGAAACTCTGCAAACAATAGGCGATAGTGCTTTTTATGCAAATCATTCATTGGAAAGCATAACAATTCCAAGTGGTGTCACAAGTATTGGAGCAAATTCATTTGAATCTTGTAGCTCAATGACATTTGTTAATATTAATTCAAATGTAATTGAAATAGGTGACGAAGCATTTAAAAATAATGCAAACTTAACAGCAGTAACAATCAACTCAAGTGGGTTGACTATTGGAAACAATGTTTTTAACGGTTGTACAAAGCTTCTAAAACTTACATTTACAGCAACAGTGCCTCCAGAAATAGGCGAAGATGATTTCGATAATACTAATGAATGTTCAATATTTGTGCCTTGTGAAAGTGTAGATGCTTATAAGGCAGCTTGGAGTCAATATGCTCATAGAATAGATTGCAATGATACTGGTGTATATTATCGTTGGATTGTTGATGGTATTCAATGTGTAGGAACTGATGAATATATAAGAGAAAGACAGCAAAGCACAACAAATGGTATCTCATGGACTGATACTGGAGTTTATGCCCCAATCACATTCATAACCCATTATTCTAAGAATTGTGGCTATATTGGTGATGTTGGATTGACAGTAACTAATGAAGATGGATATACAAGGTATTACGAGCCTTGTGATTAATAACAAATAAAATATCAATACATAATGGTAATTACAAGACAATTAACAGATTCCGCTAGTGCAAGCACTGCAAGTGACATCCAGCTTGGTAGTTGTGTTACAGAAATAGGAGAAGGCGCATTTAGCGGATATAGCAATATATATGATGTTGAATTTCCAGATTCTCTTTTGTATATTGATAATGAGGCTTTCCGAAACTGTGCAAATCTTACAAGTGTAACCATACCAAGTGGTGTTACAAGTATTGGTAATTATGCTTTCAGAGATTGTAACAATCTTACGATAATAACAGTTGAAGCAGCAACACCTCCAACTTTGGGAGGTCAAGCGTTAGACTACACAAACAATTGTCCAATATATGTGAAATCTGAAGTGTATGATGATTATATATCATCATGGGATAGATATAAAGATAGAATATGTTATAACAATATGCCGTATAAAGTTAAATTTATAACCGATACTGGCGACACCATCATAAAATGTGACAGTAGTACATCTATTCCTTCTAGTTTAACTATTCCAAATGGTGTTGTGTCAACTTTAATTGGCGATTGTGTTACAAGTATTGACAACAGAGCTTTTTATGGTAAATCACTTGGAAATGTCGTTATACCTTCTAACATTACAAGCATTGGAAGAGAAGCTTTCATGACAGCATCTGCTGACAGCATTTCGTTTTCTGAAGGTTTAAGTTCAATTGGAAATTATGCATTCCAGCTTTTTCATTCAACTAATTCTATAAATTTACCGAATTCATTAACTTCAATTGGTAATTATGCTTTTTGGCAGTCTTCAATTTCAAGTTGCACCATAGGTAGTGGTGTTACAAATATTGGCAATGGTGTTTTCAGTGACTGTAGTGGTCTTACAAGCTGTATCATAGGTAATGGTGTAACAAGCATTGGTAATGAGGCTTTCACTTACTGTACTAGTCTTGCAAGTATAAACATACCAAATAGTGTTACAAGTATTGGCAGTAGTGCTTTCACTTACTGTACTAGCCTTACAAGCTGTACAATCGGTAGTGGGGTTGTAAGTATTGGTAATAGAGCATTTTATAATTGCAAAGGTGTTATAAGAATTAATGCAACAACGCCTCCAACAATTCAAAACAACACTTTTGATGTATATGGTAATCAATACAATTTCATATATGTTCCACAAAATAGCTATGATTTATATATAAATGCTGAAAATTGGAGCAAATATGCCAATAGAATTGTGTACGAAGGAATGAATTATAAAGCAATGTTGTTTGGTGAAGGAGAAGTTGTTGTGTGCGATGGTAATCCAGAATTGTCAGTAGGACAAAAATATAGGTTAACAGCAGTTTCTATTGGAGATTGTGTAACAAGCATTGGCAATAATGCTTTCAGATATTGTGATAGCCTTACAAGTGTAGAAATACCAGATAGCGTTACAAGCATTGGTGATTATGCTTTCGAAGGTCTTAGTGGTCTTACAACCATAAATATACCAGATAGTGTAACAAGTTTTGGTAGTGGAATTTTTAGCGGATGTACAAGTTTAAATCCAGTATATAATTCAGATTATTTCATATATTTATCGCAATATTATGAAGGAAGCTACACAATACCTAATGGTATATCAAAAGTACATCAAGGCTCTTTCGAAAATTGTAGTGGTCTTACAAGTGTAGAAATGCCAGATAGTGTTACAAGTATTGGCGGTTATGCTTTTAGTGGTTGTACAAGTCTTACAAGTGTGACAGTTAGAGCGGCAACACCTCCAACATTGGGCGGCAGTGTATTCCCTAACAGCATAGTTGGAATATATGTCCCATCAGATAGTGTTGATGTATATAAGGCAGCAAGTGGATGGAGAAATTATGCAAGTAGGATACAAGCGATACCAAATTCATAATCTAAATAAATGGGATAGACAAACATCTATCCCATTTTTCATGTTTATCATAAATACGTATTTAATATGGCTAATATAAATAAAATAAGATTAAGCGGTCAGACTTATGACATACAAGACCCAAATGCATCAAAGACTGTTGAACTTACACAAGCACAGTATGACGCATTGGTAAGCGGTGGAACTGTTGACCCAAACACCTTTTATGTGATAACTGATGCACAAGGTGCTGACCTATCAAACTATTATACCAAGTCAGAGACTTCTGGTGCAACTCAGATTTCTACAGCATTAAATGCAAAGGCAGATACAGCAACAACCTATACAAAGACTGAGACTGATAATGCTATCACTGCTGCAACATCTACAAAACAAGATACCTTGGTGTCTGGAACAAACATCAAGACAATTAATAACACATCAATACTTGGTAGTGGAAACATTGATATTCAAGGTGGAGGTGGAAAAGCAGTGAGTGGTGGAACAAATATCTCCATTACCACTGGAGAAACTGCTGATACCATCAACTGTACATTACCAATATATAATGCAGGTACATCAAATCTAAAGTATGGTAGCGACAATAATACTTTAAAAAGTGATGGTAATAGTTCATATAATTCAATATTTGGAGTTAATAATACTATTGACAAATATGGAAGTAATTATAATTTTAAATGTAAATTTAATACTATATTTGGAGAAGGTAATAAACTATTTGTAGATGATAGTATTGCAATTTTAACTTACAATTTTATTTGTGGCTATCAAAACAGTTTAAGTTCTAAAACAGAAACAATCAGTTCATCATTTGCTATAGGCTTAAATAATAAAGGCTATCGTCCACAACAGGCATTGATAGGATGGTATAACCAAGCAACAAACAGTAAAGAAGTATCAATAGGAACATACAACAATTCTGTAAGTGGTTCATCTACCTTTGGTAACAGTGGCAATACTTTATTCTCTGTAGGTAATGGCACAGCAGATAATTCAAGGCATAATGCATTTGAAATTCGCCAGAATGGCGATATATACCTTTCATTGAATGGTCAAGATGTTAAGTTGCAAGACCAACTTGGAGGAAGTTCAATAACTGTTGATACTGCATTGGATGGTAGCTCAACAAATCCAGTCGAAAACAGAGTCATCTATAATAAGATTGATGAGGTTGAACAAGTAACTGCTGCTGCTTTAAATGAACTTAATGAAACTTTAAGTGGTAAGGCTGATTCTAATTCAGTTTATACTAAAACAGAAGCAAATGATTTGCTTGATGAGAAACTTGATGTGTCCGCTTATACACCAACTGACCTATCAAACTATTATACCAAATCAGAAACTTCTGGTGCAACTCAGATTTCTACAGCAATCAGTAAATTGGCAACAAATGAAGCGCTTTTAAATGTATATGAAAGATTAGATGGAAGTATTTCTTTTTTAGACTCTGAAACTTACAGAAAATATGATACAAGTGGAGCTACAGAGTTATCAACAGCCTTTGCAGCAAAACAAGATGTATTAAGTGCTGGTACTAGTATCGACATAACAAATGATGTTATCAGTGTAACTGGAAAGGTTGATACATCAGCAGTTACCACATCTGTTACATCTGCATCAACTGACAGTGAGATTCCAACAGCAAAGGCTGTTTATGATGCAATTCCAACTGGAGGTGGTGGTTCAATAACTGTTGATACTGCATTGGATAGTGGCTCAACAAATCCAGTCGAAAATAGAGTCATCTATAATAAGATTGACGAGGTTGAACAAGTAACTGCTGCTGGTATTAATGCTCTTAATGATAACTTCGGTGGTTTGAAACTGGTTAAACTCTCAGAAGCTGAATATAATGCCCTTGCAACAAAGGACAGTTCTACATTGTACGTTATAGTTGGATAATGAAAACTTGTATACACACTGTTATATTAAATGAGTTAGATGAGTATTTAAAACCTTGGTTAGACCATCATTCTCCTATGGTTGACCATATCTTCATATTTGAGGACATTGGAAGTCATTCACATAAGCACATAACTGACCAATATCCAAATGTAACACTCCAATCAGTATTAGACCTATTCGAGCACAAGGATAGAATTATTAATATGAAGAATAAAAAGGAGGTTACTCAAGGAGAATATCTAGTGTATGGTTTGCTTAAGATTCAAGCATTAAATCAGTATGATTGGTGCTTTCCATTGGATATTGATGAGTTCATAACATTGCAAGAGCCATATAAGACAATTCCAGACGTTCTAGGCGAATTTCAAGACAAGGATGGAGTATTACTCCAATGGATGAATTATGGTGCTTCTGGAAGAGTTTTTAAACCAAATTACAATGGAAAAGATTATAGGGAGTTCTACACTCAGAGAGGTGATGATTCAGTGGCTGATAATTTCTTTGCAATAAACACAAAGGTTGCTTATAACTTGAACAGAATGAAGAGGGAAACAATTGGTGGAATACATTGTCCAAATGGAAGCAATTGGTGCAAGACCAATGGAGTGAAGGAAAGGAAATCAGTTGTCCATGACAAGATGTATCTGAAGCACTATGTCACTAAAAGTTTTGAAGAATATCTTTGGAAGCTATATGTTAGAGGAATGCATTGCTATGATAGACATAGAAGGATTGATGATTTTTTCCAAATAAACAAAGATATGGAAAACAGAAAAGATGAATTAATTGAAATTAAAAATAATATATTAAAGCTTTAATAATATGAATAACTTAAAAAAATTCTCAACAGAAGCAGAATATAGTGCTGCAACGCTTGTTTATCCAGCAGTGAGTTGGGTGACGACAACTGATACGGTACATTTCGATAAAACGGCACCAGTAGTTAACGATAAAGTTAAAATGGCTTTCACAACTGATGCATGTGGTTTGGGAAAAACATATACAGTACTAAGTGATGAACAATACGCTTATAATCTTGATGGTATAACTGTAAATGGAGAACCTTTTGAACCTACTGGCTCAGATTATTGGTTAACTTTAGCAAGTAATACAGACTATCTAATAGAATATCAATTAAAAAATGATGTGACTGATGTTAACAATTGGTTTGCATTATATCCCATCGAAGGATGTCAATGTGTAAGGATTAAATATGATTTATTGTTCCCAAGTCAAGTATCAGAAATTGATGCTTTAGCTGATAATATTAATAATTTAATTATTCAGTCAGAAACACCACCAACAATGACTTTTGATGGTAGTGACCTCGGTTCACTTTCATATGTATATGTACCAGATTCAGCAGTCAACACATATAAAACAGCAAGTGGTTGGGATTATTTTGGGACGCTTGATAAAATACTTCCAATTTCAGAATACCAAGGTCAAATACCATTATAATTATATAATAAATGAATAAATGGCAAACACAATTAAAATAGGAAATTTAGATATAAGTTACTTCAAGGTAGGTGGCTCAGATTGTTCCATCTACCTTGGAACTACTTTGCTATATCCAACAACACCGCCAATATATCAAGGATTTTGCAAATTAACCTTATCAGATGATACAGTTGTAGAAATTCAAGGTAGTGGCGAACTTACAAGTGCAATGGCACAGCAACACTCAGCCACTTGTGTTAGTGCTGAAATAGGCACATTATGTACAAGTATTGGTAATGAGGTTTTCTATCAATTTACTAGTCTTACAAGCGTAAATATACCTGATAGTGTTACAAGCATTGGTAATTTTGCTTTCGGTGGTTGTAGAAATCTTACAAGTATAGATATACCAAACAGTGTTACAAGTATTGGTAGTAGTGCTTTCGATAATTGTAGAAGTCTTACAAGTATAGATATACCAAACAGTGTTACAAGTATTGGTGGTAGTGCTTTCAGATATTGCTCTAGTATTACAAGTGTAACAATACCTGACACTGTAACAAGTATTGGTAGTAATACCTTCGATGGTTGTGCTAGTCTTTCAAGCATAGATATACCAAACAGTGTTACAAGTATTAGTGGTTGGGCTTTTCAAAATTGTAGTAGTCTTACAAGTTGTACCATAGGTAGTGGTGTAACAAGTATTGGTACTTATGCTTTCCGATTTTGTGAAAGTCTTATAAATATAAGAAGTTATGCAATGACAGCACCTACAATAACATATCAAACATTCTACAGGGTCAAGACAAGTGGTACGTTAACAGTCCCAAGTGGCAGCAGTGGCTATGATGTTTGGATGGGTACAGGTGATTACTACCTTGGCAAATATAATTGGACTAAAGTATAGCAATAATATGATTAAATACAATAACAATACAATATACGATTGGAATTTCGATACATCTAATATCATAAAGGTGTATCGAAATAATGCCATTGTCTTTTATAAGGTTAGCGGAGACATTCCAACACCTACTGGTTCAACTTGCTATGAAATCATATCAACACCGATTACATCATATACATCAACAACATATGATTCTGTTTATTCATTTGCTGATTCTAGATGGTATATGCTTAACAACTTGAACGGATATGAAGAATATGGTGTGTATGATATTGTAGAAGACATTGCATCAGCAACCACATATGATGGCAAACTAGCTGTTGTTGGAACAACTGAATATCAATACAGTGGAGGCTCATGGAGCGTTGTAGGAACATATGAAGATGAATCTGTAACATATGAAATTGATGACACAGACCCTTCACCATATGTAGGACAAGAACTAGCAACCACTTTCAAAGTTCCATATACTGATGTTGAAGCAATTGGAGATGCTGATTTTATTATCAGAGACAATAATAGTAATAGTTTAAATATTAGTCTTACTACTGATGGATGGACAAGTTATGGATATGAAGGCAGCGAAAGTTATGAAGGTACTGTAACAAATGATAGCGAGTACTTCTATCTATCTTTACCTTCTGAAGCGCCACAGAACATTATTATAGAAAATATAGATTATTGGAGTTCAACACCAATACATTTGATTGTCGGTTCAAAGCAAGTAACGGTTGAATATGTTGGAAAGGATGTGCCATTAGCAGATGTATATAATACAGTTGCAGAGATGGAAACTGTTGGTTGCCCTACAGTTGGTGTAAAAGAATATGGTGTTGTTGGAAATGATTCTTATCAGTTTGATGGTGAAGATTGGAACAGTGTTTCAACTTATAAACTAATAGAGAAGAATACTGACGATAAAGCAAATGTTCTTCCTTGCAACTCAAGCACAGAACTTGTTAAAGCAGAAGTACAACCAAGTTATTTCAAAAATATAACTGACGTTGTTATTGGTGATTGTGTTACAAGCATTGGTCAAAATGCTTTCAGCGAATGTAGAAGTCTTACAAGTATAACAATACCAAGTGGTGTTACAAGCATTGGTGATAGTGCTTTCAATGGTTGTTCTAGTCTTACAAGTGTAACAATAACAAATAGTGTTACAAGTATTAGTAATTGGGCTTTCAGAGATTGTAGTAGTCTTAAAAGATTGAACAGTGATATTGATGGTGTTTTCAATATTCCTAGTAGTGTTACAAGTATTAGTTTTGCTTGTTTCTGGGGTTGTGCTAGTCTTACAAGTATAGACATACCTAATAGTGTAACAAGCTTTGGTCAAAATGCTTTCTATAATTGTAGTAGTCTTTCAAGTGTAACAATACCAAGTGGTGTTACAAGTATTCCCACTAGTACTTTCGGTAGTTGTAGTAGTTTAACAAGTATAGATATACCAAGTGGTGTTACAAGCATTGGTAATTATGCTTTTAATAGTTGTAGAAGTCTTACAAGTATAACAGTTAGAGCAACAACGCCTCCAACATTGGGTAATGGTGTATTTACTAGCACAAACAACTGTCCAATCTATGTGCCTTCAGCATCAGTGAATGCTTATAAGTCAGCAAACAATTGGAGCACATATGCAAGTAGAATTCAAGCAATACCTACATAATATCAAAAAGGATAGACCAACAATCTATCCTTTTTTTCATGTTTATAATAAATAATTTAAATTAAAAACATAATAATATGGCTTGCAATTGTAATGAAGAAGGAAAAACATATAACATAGGGATGGGGTGCTGTGTTCCAGTTGTGGCAAACGCTGACAACTATTACACAAAAGAGGAAATAGATGAAATGATTAACAATTTGATGAATGAGATTAATTTTTTGAAAAATAACTAATCATGTTTATTTAAATAAAAGCTTTTAAAAACAGATTTCTAGAAATGATATACCCAGATTGTGATATGAAACGATGGGAATACTGTGACAATACAGTTGTTCTTGCAAATGCTAGAGATTACTATACCAAAGCTCAGACCGAAGAATTAATTGAAAGTGTTAGTGGAATGACACCAGCACAAGTTCAAGAACAAATTGATGAATCAATTAGGACAAAGGCTGATAAGTCAGAGGTAAACGAACTAGCAGAGCAAGTTAGAGAAAATACCCAGAGAATTTTAAATACATATACAAAAACAGAGACCAATTCATTGCTTTCAGCTTATCTTACAAAGCTTGAGGCAAATGGAATGGTTGCAAATTATGCAAAGGTTTCTGGAGATGTCCTTATATTAAACTCAAATAATTTATAATAATATATTATTATCATGGCAAATATTTCAAAACTAAGGCTTAGTGGCGTTACATATACAATTTACGATGAGACAGCAATACATGACTTATCAAACTATTACACCACTGCCCAAACGGATTCACAGATTACAGCAGCAACTTCTGCATTGGCTCAGACCATTGAGGAAGCTGGCTATCAGAATGCTTCACAAGTGAACGCTGCAATCACTGCTGTTACCAATCCAATCAACAGTGTTCTTACAGCTCACACAGCGAATACAGACATTCATGTAACCGTTGCTGACAAGGCTGCTTGGAACGCTAAACTTGATGCATCAGACATCACTGGTTTATTCGGTGTTGCTGACTATGATTCTACAACTCACAGAATCAACTTCTATAACACTTCTACTGGAGGAACTGTCCTATCTTACATTGATGCTTCACCATTTATAGTTGACGGTATGGTTCAGAATGTTGAGGTGAAGAATGTAACAATTGAAGGAGAGAGTGTTCTTTGCTTGGTAATTAGCTTCAATACTGACGCAGGAAAACAAGACATCAATATTCCTATTGCTCAGATTTTCGATGCATCAAATTACTACACCACAGCACAGACTCAAGCTTATGTAAGTGGGTTTACCTATGACAAGGCAACAATTGACCAGAAGGTAGCAGAGGGTGGAACGTTTGACCCATCATTGTACTATGATAAGACAGCAACTGATGCTTTGCTTGCAAACAAGGCTGATACAGCTACTACTTATACCAAGACTGAGGTTGACAATGCAATCACAGCAGCAACAAGCACTAAGCAAGACACATTGGTCAGTGGCACAAATATCAAGACTGTTGGAGCACAGAGCGTTCTTGGTAGCGGTAATATCGCATTGATGACAGCTCACATTGGAACTGGTAATGATGCTGAAACACTCATATTTGATTTTGCTTAAATCGAATTTTCTTTCATAACTTTTTATTAAAGGATAGAGCAAATCTATCCTTTTTTTATTCATGTTTATGATAAAATAATAACAATTTATTAAAATCTATTATAAACTATGTCAAGACCAGTAGGTAGCAAAAATAAACCAAAGACACCTTCAAACAAGAATGGTGTTTATATAACCAATTTTGAGAAGCAGATTGAGGGTTCTGCAATCACTCGTAAAAATGCTCTAGGATGGGTTAATTGGGGCATCAAGAACACATATCCAAACATCTTGCTAGACTTGTATAATCAGTCACCAACTCATAGGTCAGCAATCAATTTTGCAGTACAGTCAATACTAGGAAACGGTGTTGATTTTGAACAGATGGGGCTTAATGGTGATGAGGTTGTACCAAACTATGCCCAGAGTTGGGATGAGGTAATCAAATCTCTAGCATTGGATTATATTCTCTATGGAAGCTATGCGATTCAGATAATTATGAATAAGGATGGAAAAACCTTCTCATTCTGGCACATGCCACTTGATAAGGTTCGTTGGTCAGAATATGATGAGGATGGACAAATACTTACATATTGGATTTCAAATGACTGGACAGCGCTTGGACAGAATCCACCTTTCCAAATTGATGCATTCGATATGAGGGAGGAAATGACAATTGAAAGAGGAAAGCCATATCTTTATGTGTATCGCACTTATTCACCAACTATGACATATTATACCCAACCTCACTATGCTGCTGCTATAAAGGCAATACAAGCCGAAATAGAGTATTGTAACTATGACTTGAAGAATATTGTAAATGGCTTTGCTCCAAGTGGTGTATTGACACTTCCAGAGGTTGAGACTGATGAACAGAGACAAGCAATCATCAACAACGTTACAAGGATGTTCCAAGGCTCTGATAATGCAAATTCTGTAATGATTACGTTCCGCAACAATATTGAGGATAAGGGAGTAGAATACACACCATTCACCAATTCAACTGGTAATGTAAACCTTTATGCTGATGCAAACCAAAGGGTAATCAACAGAATTCTTGCAGCACATCAGATTCCTAATGCAGCATTGATTGGAATGCCAGACATTGGAAACAGCGGTTTCTCAAGTGAAGCAGATAAGCTTGAGGTATCTTATCAATTGTACAACAAATTGACTGGTAATTACAATCGTATGGCTGTCATTAGAACATTGAACCAAATGTTGAAAATGAACGGCATTGATACAGAGATAATAATGAAACAACTTTCTTTCAATGATTTTGGAAATGATGCAAATGTTGAGGAAAGAACAGAACCAGCACAGCCAAAGGAAACCGAGGTTGACGAAAATAACGTAGAAGAGCAAAAAGTAGAGAAATAATATGATTATCAACGAGAAATATTTCAAGCAGTATTCACCAATTCCATTGAACTATAATATGGCAGAGGTGAAGAACTATATCCCAGTAGCGGAGAAAATATGGGTAAGACCAGTTATTGGCTATAAGCTCTTCAACGAGATTGAACAGCAAGTGAAGAATAATCAAGTATCTGAAGCCAATGCTACACTCTTAACTGAAGGTGGATTATGGCAGTATTTGTCATTTGCAACCGTTCTAGAGGCTCTTCCAATGGTATGGAGTCACATATCAGAGGTTGGTGTAACAAAGGGCAAGAGCGACAATTCTGACAGTCTAGACTTGAAGGATATGACATATGTATCACAGCACTTGAGAAATCAAGTTGAGGTTCTTAAAGACCAATTGAAGAAATGGCTGTGCGAACATTCAGTTTCATTCCCACTTGTGGATTGTTGTGGTTGCGGTTGTTCATGTTGCCAAGACAATGCCAAATTGAATAAACCAAATCCAAACAAGGAGCTATATAGCACAAGCAGACCTTGCACTGATTTGCGCTAAGAAAGAAAATAAACAAAGAAAGAATAAATAAAGCCCTACAAGCGTTTAAAACTTGTGGGGCTTCATAGTTGACCACCTTAAGCATAAAACCTCGTCAGAAGGCTTTAAAATGCAAAATAGAGGCATTATTTCATCAATATCTCTCCAATTTCATCCTTGAGAGCTTTTACATCATCGTCTTGTTCGGCAAAATGATAGTAAAGTGTGCTTACAAACATTCCAAATTCAACACCATCACCAACTGCATTCTGGACAATTGGGGCAATGCCATATAATAAGTTCTCAAAGTCTGAGAATGTTCCCATCAATGGCTCGTCTGCCAGTACATTGACAGTATATCCATCTTCACCCTTTGGCGTTATATACAACAAATCGCCATTGTTAAATGTGTACTCAAAATTTTCTTCCATAATCTCAATGTTTTTAAGTTTAACGGTGCAAAGGTACAAATAAAAATTGAAATAAAAAAAGGATAGAAACTATTCTATCCGTTAAATCCTGTATTAGCCCACAGTGGTGTGCCATCCCAAATATCAAGATATTGTGTATCAAACTGAGAGTTACCACTAACAACAGCAGTTCCATTTTTGTTCAAGCGTACTTTAAAAGGATTTGAATCAGTTACATACCTACGGCACACTCCGAACAAGCTATCCTTTTCAGTGTGGCTATAATGTTCAATCTCTCTTACCTTAGACTCATCAGCCACCACATAATACACTCTCAAGGGGTCTCCATCTACAACTTTACTTTCAATAGGTTGAATTGTAAGTGTTTTGGTTGTTCTGTCAATAACCTTGTAAAAATAGACGTTTGTACAATTGTAACCATTAGTTCCATACAACACATCACCAATTTTGTAATTATCCATATTATTAAAATTTTATTTGTTTATTGTTGTAATGCAAATATATGAAAAAAAATTGAGATACCCAAACCAAATGTTAAAGTTTTAACAATCTTTCACACTTGGCTAATTTATAGCTAAACTGGTGCAATTAAAAAAGGTCAGACAATGGTATTTCTCCATCCTCTGACCTGTCCTTATCGCTGTTATAACGATATGGCATATAAAAAGAAAACTCAACTGAATTCTTTTAGAATAATATTATTTCCTTCCCTATAAAACTTGTATATGTGACCATAAGCTTGTAATGTCTTGACTTTGTGCCTTTCACCTTTATGGTCTTCCCAAATAATGTGACTTGGTTCAATTAACCTCATCCCTATACTCGTTTTTTAACTTGTTCTTGAGTTGCCAAGGAAATTTCTCTCCGTTGTAATCGAACCACTCTGACCAAACCTTACCGTCTCTTGACCAATATTCGTATCTCTTCTGCATTACCAAGGCAAATCATCTACGACATCATTAGTTACAACAACCTTTTTGACCTCTTGCTTTTCTTTCAAACGAGCTTGAAGCATGAGAAGCATTCTCTTCATTTCATCCTCAGACATATCATTAACATCATTGGACTGTGCTGCTGTTGTCTCTTTGTTCCAAGTGATTTCCTTTGATAGCTTCAACCCTTCATGGTCTTTAATTGTCTGCATCGGAACATCAAAGTATTTCTTGATTGTATCCTTATTCAAATTGAAACACCAGTTATCATCAATCTTGCAGACATCTATCAGCTTGTTATCAGCCAATGTCTGAATAGCTAAATCCAATTCGCTTGCATCAATGTGTAGTAAACCGCACATCTGCTTTTGGAAATACTTTACGTTTCCATACCTCTGCCAATTCATTAGGTAAAGCAAAACCTTCAACGCTAGAGCTGGCAACATGCATATCAGTTGCTGACTAGCATAAACTTTCTCATTTGTCTCCATAATTCAGTTTTTTGTTTTCTTTAATTAGTTCATCAAAAAGGATTGAGTCTTGAATCATCCACTCTTTCCACATTTCGTAACCTTTATTTTCCATATATCAATCAATTTTAAATTTGTTAACTTACAGTGCAAAGATATAGATTTAATTTCACAATTCCAAATTATTTTTAAGAAAAATTTGCATTTTCCGTTTTTTATTTATATTTTTGCAACGAAGCTTATATTTATTAATAGAATAAGGTTGCAAACTTGTTCTTTTGTTAGTATTGATTGGTAAGGAGGGTTTCGTCAAGGGTTTTAATTCCCCTCCTTACCTTAAACAAAAACCCTTGAAGACGAAAATAATGAATTAAAACAAAACAATTATGCAAAAAATTAAGACTGACAAAATGTTGTCACAACTAGGACACTTAAATGACGAACAGTTCAAAGTGCTGTTCTTTATCTACAATTCAATCAATTTGAATTCAGACAATACCAATAGAGTGAAAATCTATAGGGCTGTACTTGCTGACTTGACTGGAAAATCAGAAAGAACAATAAGTAGAATCACTGATAAGCTTGCTGAACAAGGCTTGATAATTAAAGATTCTGTGTCAGACGGTTCAAAACTTTACAATTATTATGGTATTCCAAAGCAGAAAATTGAAGGAAACTTTGTCACAGATGACAGGGTAAAAGAACTGAAAGAACATAAAAGTACTAAAAGTATTGAAAGTACTAAAAGTACTGAAAGTACAGAAAAGAAAGAAAATATTGAAAAAACAGATGAATATGAGGCATTCCAAAAGACTTGTGAATCTCTTTTGGAATGCAAGACAGAAAATGAACTCATAACAAAAAGAGCTTCAATAGCTTCAACCATAAACAAAAGAAGAATTGAGATACCTAGGAATGTGTATAGCAGATGCATGTCATACCTAGATAGAAGATACAACGAGTTATCTCAACTTGTAATGGCAGAAACTTCAGCAGATGACGATATGAGTTTTCTAGACTAAAAAGTACCTCTGGAATTTGGAAGTCTCAACTTTTTTTTATATATTTGCAATGTAATCAATCAATATAGTTAACAGCTTATGGCAGAGAGAGACAGCAGGTACACAGTTTCTTGAATTCATATATAATTTCTTTTTTTTTACTGCTGTCTCTCAAATTTTTCTCTTTAGCTCTTTACTTTTGATTCCAATGTGGTATTTATTTATAAAAGTAAAGTTATGAGAAAAAGCAATCTTAAATATCACTGGTACGGTGATACCTACACAGAAAAGGACATTTTCAAGGGTGCAGAAGATGTCAGTTCAAGACAAGAACTAATGGAACTAGCACAAGAGGAAAACCCATCACCAAGAATCAATTGGGATAAGTGGGATAAACTACTTCAACAAACAAAACAAGACATCACCAACGAACTGAAAAAACATAAACCAATCTCACAGAAGAACGGTAGGGTTGCTACAAGGGTATATGTCTATAATTTCAAGAAGAAGTTGGTAAAGACATTCTCAAGCACTCAGGAAGCAGCAGACTACTACAACATAAGAAGAGAGCAAGTAACCAACTATGCTAGAGAACAAAAGATATACTACAAACTACAAATAATGTTCAGAACCAAGCCAATATGAGAGGAAAAAAACCAAAAAAGGTATGGGTATATAAAAACTATCAACTTGTGAAGGAATGCAAGAGTTTGACAGAAGCTGCCGCTTCAACCTTGGAGAGCATTGCAACAGTCAGAACATACCTTGATAAACCAAAAGCATCAAAAAGGGGTTTTGTATACGTTTCAGAGCCTCTAACACAAGACGAAATGGAACATATGCCAATAAGAGAAGAAAAAAAAGAAGAAAGAGCAAATTCCAATTGCAAAGTGGAACTTGGAAACCTTGAACTTGAGGTAGCTTGTTCAGACCATCAAGTGTTCCATATTGAACGAAGCAAGGAAGCAAGAAAGGCACAACTGAGACAATTTATATACACCAAACTATATAATCACTGGATGATAGTTCCACAAAACATAGCATTACTTGAAAAACGCTTTCTACAAGAAATACTAGATTCACTATAACACCTCTGGACTCCTACTGTGGGAGTATAAATAATACAATAAAACTCGGTTAACCCTAGAGGTGTACAGTATATATTTTTTTTCATAATTTATGAATTATTTAGTTGATGTGGGGAGCAGCAATACGGCTACTCCCCTTAATTGTTTTAAATAATTGATACAGCATCAACCAAATCTCCCTCTTCTTCCAATTCCTTTATGTACTGTGACAACGTATTAGGACTCCTACCCAACAAAGTAGCAAGGTTCATAGGACTGCCACCCTTCATCATATACATCATAGCAAATGAATGCCTTGACGAATAAAACGTACATTTCATATTAATCAACGGTATATCACCACCATCCTCAACATTCCTCTTTACAACCTCTTCATTCACCTTTTTAAACCATTCTTTAAGTTTGGGCGATAAAGTAGTTAAATTGTTGCTTATCCTATGCTTTCTGCTGTTTTCAGATGTTTCAATTGTATAATCATTCAATACTGGTAAAAACCATTCTGAATTGTTAAACATCAACATTGTCTTAACCATCATTTCGCTGTATACAGTATGGCAAGGAATTCTAACCTTGACAGCCTTCATCGTCTTGTGACGCTTTCCATCCCAACAATAATAATCCTTACCACCTATGGTCTTCACATCAATATCCTCTTTCCTAACATGACAAATATCAACTGGAGCTAAACCTTGCCATAAAACCATTTCCATAAATAAAAAACGAGCAAACAATGCACTGTTCTTATACATCAACTCATCCAATACATCATCCTTATATGACCATCTGTTGCCATTCCTCACAATAATATCATCAAGCAACATTTCCTTCATTATATCCAATGTCTTCCAATGAATATAATCCAACTTTGATGCAGTCTTGAACTTCTGCTTATAATGCCAGTCCTTGAAAGGATAATCATCAGCATTCATTAACCCTTTCTCAATGGCATAATTGGTAATAGCACCAACCTTGCTAAGTATCATCTTAATTACACCATCAGATAATTTCTTCTCACTCTGCATCCATTTGACAAAACGCTTCACATATTCCAATCTTAATTGGTTTACGATAACATCCTTGCTGTCAAATTCACAAATAAGGTTAAACATATATCTCCAATTATATGCTGTGTTCTCCTTTATAGCTTTCTCAATTACATATTCATCAATAAGACTCTTTATGTCGTTTTTGCTGCCACTTAATACCTTCTTTGGTGTAAGTATCATCTGGGGAGTATAAACCTCTCCAAGACGCTCATATTCATTCCTTCGCTCAATGGCTTCATTCTTCAATTGTTGAATGGCATGATTAATCATAACCCAATTGGGATAGCCTTTCTTCACACATTCACTTTTCTTATCCCAATATTTTGGGACGCATGAATAACTAGTCGAAATCTCTTTCCGACCATTAAACGAACACATCAGCATAATGGGATTTGAACCATCAGCCAATGTCTTTCCTTCCTTCAGATAAAGTCTGATTCTAGCAATTGATACTTTCATAAATTTGAGTTTTAAAAATAGACATTACATTCCTCTCTACGGTGCGACTTAAACTAATTTTGCTGCAAAGATAGTGCTATTTTATCAAATCACCAAATATTTCTACAAATATTTTATTATCAATCGCTTATATTAATTCTGGTTTATTTACAAAATACACATAACTCGTCCTTGAGGAACGACATAGACATTTTTATAAATAATTGATATACAGCGCAATATAAATTATATTAAACTCACAGTGCTATTTGTAGTGCTCTTTAAAAAATATTTTTCCATTTTTCGATGTTTTCTTAAGTAATGCGATATTTATATTAAAAGAGCAATATGGAAGTGTTTATTTTAATTTTGGGATTTGGTTGTATAATCTTCCAATTGGATAGATTGTATAACTATTTAAAAGAGTGGACAAATAATTATATTTTAAAATAAAGGGGTTTATATGGACAAAGACTATTTTGAGCAAAAAGAGAACGAAAATTGGAAATTGCTATGTGATTTCAATGAGCACACACATCTATTTGATGAAATAGGAAGAATGCCACAGTATTACCACACTGATGCAACTGGGCGTACTGAAACCAAACTAGGTGAAGAAAGAAAGTTTAATCTTGAGTTGAAGACAAGGGATGTAACATTAACGAAGTCTGGTAAGTTTATGGGTGATAAGTTCAATGAGAATACACTGTATATTGAAAGCCATAAGATAGCTGACCTACTGTTAGACCAAGTAATAGGATACGAAGGGTTATATGTTAATTTCCTCAATAACAACGTTGTTATAATCTTCAATGTTGGTAAGTTAAAAGTGAGACCAAAGCTAGAGAAGAAGCGTATTCCAAGCAAGGGTTATCAAGGTTTTGAAATGGGATTTAGAGAAGGTTTACACATCAAGGATGCAGCAATATATAAAGATAATAAGCTAGTAAAACGTATTGGAGAGGAATGGAGGACAACACAGCAGTAACAGCGTATTTCAGTTGCATAAATGACAATTACAATAGCCTAAGACAAATATGTAAAGATGTATGTGTAAGGAACAAAGAAAAGTACTCAGAAGATATATTGAATGACACAGTAATCCAGATTCACAAGATAATTCTAAAGAAAGGACAATTGAACGATATGTCTTGCAGCGGTATCACCAACTATTTTGTAAGAAGCTATGTAAATAACCTTCGTTGTGAAAAACGTTATGCTTATCACAAGAAGAGGGATTACAATATTACACAAGAGGAATTCAATGAGAGATACGAACAATCATTGTCAAGCAGAAAAGATAAGATTATCAAGGATTTGCTAGAAGATTTCAGTGTATTATACATCATGAAACTGGTTGAACTAAACTTTGACACTGAGCTTTTCTATTTATACAGATTGAAGACATTATGCGGAAAAACATATAAGCAAATACATGATGAGACCAAGATAAAGAAGTCTAGAGATAAGATACTTGAGGTTTCAAAATGGGTTAAGCAGAACTTGACAAGGGATATGATAAAGAAAGAGTTTTTTGAAATATATGGCGATTTAATTGAAAACTAAACAAATACAATCATGTTTATACAAATATTACAAGTAATTCTTATTCTTGCAATGTTCATCGTTATAAGATGGTTTGCATGGAAGGTAACAGAAGTATGGGGATTACCAGAGTGGTTGCAATATAAGCCTTGGAACTGTAAGCTATGTCTTACATTTTGGTCTCTTATAGTCTCATACTTAGCAATTGGTTTAATCTTTCATTTACCAATTACATTATTTGGTGGTATTGCATTGGCAATAATGAATGCATTGGCAATGTGGATTGACCAAAAGAATAAAACAATCCGTATTGAGGATTTGTGACTTTAACATTTTTTATATATCTTTGCTAATATGGAAATGAAAGAGTATAGAAAAACACCGTTAGGTAGAGCGCAAATGCTCATAAGCAACTACATCAGAAATGATAGGGATAACGGATTTGGTAAAGTAGTTGATTTTGACAATAAATGGATGGTTGAGCATATAATGAGTAAACCATGTGTATATTGTGGAAAAGAAGGTTGGGATATAATTGGGTGTAATAGAATTGATAATACCAAAGGACATTCCAAAGATAATGTTGAACCATGTTGTAGGCATTGTAACATCGGACAAGGAGCGATTGAGTATAATTCAAAACCAGTTTACCAATATACATTAGATGGTAAATTAGTTAATAGATATAATTCAGCTATGGACGCTGAAAGAAAAACAGGATTCAATCATTCTCATATAATTGAATGCTGTAATGGTATACATAATAAACATAAAAATTACAAATGGACATATGAGATTTACGAGTGAAGACGTTAAATTAGTGGAGAAATTCATCGAAATCAGAAACAAAGGTTACTACTGTGATGGTGGTCAGTTGACTGAGGTATATAATAGGGTTCTTGAGAAGAATGCACCTCCTACCAATTGTGGAAGTTGCATGAGAGCAAGGATTGCAGAACTAGAAACAGCCCTTAATAATTTCAAGAAGACTTTAGAAGTAAATGAAGAGCCAAAGGCAAAGATAACGAAGACAAAAAAGAAATAAGTTATGCCAATTGCAAAATCACATGGTAACCCAGATAAAGCACAGAGAGTAGCTAAACAATCATCAGATGGTAAGGGTGGCTTTATGGCGAAGACCAAGGTGTATAAGCAAGTGGATGAGATAATTGACCAAGTATATTGTGACATTGCCAATGGTAAAACAAAGACTGAGATAATCAATATGCTTAAATCTGGACATTATGGCAAGACGATGCAGTCAAGAAACGCAAGTGATTACTATAATGCAGCAGTTGACAGATTTGCAACAGACAAAAACCAAGAGGCAGATAAGTTAAAGGCAATATTCTATGGTAGGTTTGAAACTCTATATGCTGATGCAATAAAGAGGGGTGATATATACAATGCTAATAATATTCTCCAGTCAATGTGTAGAATATTCGGATTGGAAGCGCCTAAGACACCAGACACAGCAATACAGATAAATTCAGACAAGGAAAATGGCGTAACAATTAATTTCGGTTTTGATAAGGCAAATGAAGATTAATTTCAACATCAAATTAACAAAGAAACAACAAGAAGCTTATAACATCATACATGAAAAGGATTGTAAGTTTCTTGTTGCTCGTTGGAGCAGACAGTGCGGAAAGACGGTGTTTGCTGAGATTATGATGATTGAATATCTATGCAAACCGAAAACATTTAACGCTTATATAAGCCCTACATTTGCTCAAGGTAAGAAAGTATTCGCAGAGCTTACACAACTCCTTGAGGGGACTGGAATCATCCGCAAAGCAAATGCCCAAGACCTTAAGATAGAATCTGCTTATGGGGCTACATTAAAGTTCTTTTCAATGGAATCTCCAACATCTATCAGAGGTAACACCGTTAGTGGTCTTCTTGTAATGGATGAGGCAGCATTCTTTCCCACACAGCTTTCTGATGGAAGCGACCCTTACTACAACGTCATCTTTCCAATTATAAAGGCTAGGAAACCAAAAGTATTGGTTATATCAACGCCAAATGGAAGACAAGGGATGTATTATGATTTATATCTCAAGGCATTCAATGAGGAGAAGGGTTATCACCAGTTAACTGCAACGATATATGATGATGACCTAATCACCAAGGAAGAGATTGAAGATTTAAAAAAGGGTTATCCACCACTTGCTTTCAAACAAGAGTTTGAGGTTGAGTTCTTAGATAATGCATTAACTGTATTTCCCAATTTTGAAAATTGTTTTGACGGTCATTATGTAAAAGGAAAGTGCTGGATTGGAATTGACCCATCATCAGTTGGTGAGGACAACACCATAATATCAATCATAAATAGAGATAATAACGTAAGGCAATATAAAATAGAGGGAACATTAGACCAGAAATATGATAGGATTGCAAGGATTATCAATGAATATAACCCAGTGGCTACATATGTCGAGAATAACAGCATTGGTGAGGTTATGGCTAATGAAATTAAGAAGAAATTAATAAGGAAATCTAATTTCTATTCGTTTACGACAACGAATGAAAGCAAGAAACAGTATATATCATTACTAGCAGTTGCTATTGCCAATAATGCGATACATTTCGAGGAAGATAATAAGCTATTATATTCAGAATTATCCACTTTCACTTTCAAATTAACCAAGAGTGGAAACATCACATATGCTGCAAGGGATGGTTATCATGACGATACTGTGACATCATTGGGTGTATGTCTTCAATGTAGGGAAGATTTCAAATATACTGGATTAAATAATATGAATTTCGTTAAAACGCAAACAAAATTATTACACTAAATATGGACAATGAGAATGTAATTGACTTTGGCAAATGGGCAGTTCCAACAAAATGGGATGATGTAACGCTGGAAATGTTCCAAAAGATTGAGAAATATTACTCTGACAATGACAAAAAATTCGATGTTAGGGAGGTTTTGGACATATTCACAGACCACACAAGGGATGAAATTGACCAATTGCCAATTAATTTCACTGATAAGCTGTTAAATGAGCTTTCATTCCTCAAGGAACAGCCAAAATATGGTGATGCAAGCCCAAAAATTGAGATAGATGGTGAAGAATACTCAATTAATGTGATGGAGAAGCTTAAAACTGGTGAATATGTTGCAATTGACACCATTTTGAAGAATGACCCACATGATTATGTTTCAATTCTTGCTGTTTTATGCAGAAAGCAAGGGGAATTATATGATTCCAAGTTTGAAGCAGAGGTATTTGAGGAAAGGCAGAAGTTGTTTGCAAAGCAACCAGTGACGAAGATAATGCCTTTGATAAGTTTTTTTTTAAGCTTATACATAATACGCATGACACATTCCCAATTGTATTCGGAGGTGGAGGAAGGGTTAAACCTCATTCAGCAGAATATAGACAATTCGGAGAATCTTGGGGTTTTCAAAAGACGCTCTTTGAACTCGCAGATGAAAAAATTGAGAAAGTTGCTCAAGTCAAACAAGAGTATTTGACAGATACGCTGACATTCCTAACTTATTTGATAGGTAAACAGCAGATGGAAGAGGCAGAAGACAAGTTTCAAGAAATGAGACGCAAGGCTAAGAAGGGTAGATGATAAGTCTACCCTTTTTTCATTTTCTTTAGTTTTTCTTTAATTTTTTTTCCAGCATCTAGAATTTCTTTCTCCCATTCCTCTTCTTCGTTTAAGTCTTGAGTGGCAATTGTAACAAAATGTAATAGCCATCCAACTTCTTCTTTTGTAAAGCTTACTGTCATAATTATACCTTCTTATTTTGTAATACCAACACTTACAAGATGAGTTTCCATATCTTTTGTGAATATTTCATTTATCTCATCATATGAGAATGTCTTAACAACATCAAGTTCATCACAGAATCTTGTTTCAAGACCTTCTCTTATCTGCCATTCTTGCGTAGGGTCAAAGTAGTGATAGTTACCGTTTGCATCCCTATAACAATTGATGGCATGACCAACGAATCCATGTGCATAACCTTCAACATAGTCAATACATCCCCAATCTTGGAACACCCTACACACATTGGCAGCATTGAAGTGGCAGCAATTTGGCGCACAGTCTTCAAGCATTTCCTCAATGTATTCCTCATCAAAGAGGTCTTTCATTCTTTCAATTTTTACTTTCATAGGCTTTATTTATGTTTTTCAACCTTCTTGAGCAAATATATATAAAAAAAAATTAAGTTCCAAATGAGAGTTGAAGCCAGTGAGAAAATTAACAACGTTTAACATAACCTTTTTTTTCATGTTTAATGAAATACAATTAATATGCTTAAAGACGTAATTAATATATTAAAGGACATTTCACTAAGGCATAAGGGTGTTAGGACATTCAGATACCAAGGTGAAAAGTTTAATAATGCCCAGAACAACCACAAGACATACCAAGTCTATGTGGATGATATTTCTTTGCATGAGTTGAATATAACAACAAATATATTCAAGGCACAGTTTGAGATTTACATATTGGGGTTTGTCGATGATGAGAACAGTGTATTGGATGTGCAGAACAACGCATATACCATTGCTTGTGACATTATGGCTTATATTGATACCAAACCACAGTTCAACGGAATATTGAGAGTTTACGATTACAGCCTTTTAACATTGGCAAGGTATACAGATGATAGTTCAGCTGGAGTTAAGCTCTCCTTGACGCTGGAAATGCCCTCTCCAGTTAATCTATGTGTATTGGATGATAACTTCAATGATGAGCCTTATGAGGATGATGAAGACAGTGAGATTGATATAAATAACGATGAGATAGGAGATATAGAAATAAATCCTATCACACTTCCAACAAATAGGATTTGCTAATGGAAATAAGTAAGCTAGTAATGGAGTTTTCCAAGGACATTATGGATTTGGTTAGGGTTGTGATGGAGAGCAATCTGTTGGATAACCGCAAGGTTGGCAGAAACACCATTATTGGCTCTGACATCTACAAAACTCTTCAAGTAAAGTCAACAAACGATGGGGATTTAATATTTGACATAATATTAAATGATTACCTTACATTTATCGAGAGTGGTAGAAGGAAGGGAGCTAAGATGCCACCAGTTGAGCCAATTGTAAGATGGGCAAGGTCAAGGGGTATTCCAACTGACAACAGCACAATATTCTTGATAAGGAGAGCAATATCAAGAGACGGTATTGCCCCAAGACCATTTATGGCAACGGTTATGGAGCAGATTGACCTTAATATGGAAAACTGGTATGACAAGCTCTTTGAAGAAATAACAAAATTGATAACTGAATTTTTTAATAACTAAATATATGGCAAGTATTACATTAAATAATATTGAGAACCCATCGAATATGGTTGTATTCACTGACATTCCAAATATATTGAAGATTTCTCAACCTATTACTGGTACAAAAGCTGTTTTTTATTTTGATTTCGAGGGAAATTTGAGAAGTCAAGTAACTGCTGATACTCAGTATTATATAACTTTTCTGGGAGAGACGATTTCAAATGTTATGTCACCATCTAACGCTAAGAATAAGAGGTTTTACATAAGTGGTGACGAAGATGGCACTGCATTGTCTGTTGCTAGAGCATTTAGAAATTGTCCATCTATTGCCGCTGAATTTAACATATTGCATACTGGACCTACTGTAACACTATATGCAAAAACAATTGGTCAAAAATGGAGCAATATTTCGAATTATTTGCAAAGAAATATTCCAAGTGATTATTTAACAGCACATGGTGTTGATGGTTCTGCCAATTCTGTTTTCTTTAATGGAAAAATAGATGTAAATATATTTTCAGCAAACGCATACAGTAATGAGGCTTATGTAACTACATTGGAGAAAAATTTCTATGGGGATGAATGCGCATTTGACGTTAGTCCAGTTTTGGCAACAATTTCTGAGTTTGGCAAAACAACACCATTTTTGTTTGGAATTGATTTAATTAGAGAAGATGGTGAATGGCAAAGTGTTGGTTTGGTTGGTGGTTACACAAGTGTTGGCTATCTTGCGAATCAGACAAATAAATATCTATTTGCAACTGGTGTCCAACCATTGACTAGCAATTTGCGAGGTGAAAGCAGAAATATAACTTTATACACTTATTCCAATGTAATTCCTTATTCTGTTCTATGTGGTTTAGATACTGGTGGTTGGAACGTAACTGCAAGTGTCAAAGACAGCGCAATGAATGAAATATATAACAGTGGTCTTATTCAAAGAAGAAGAACAACATCCAATATGTTGATAGATGATGAAATCACTATACCACAACAGTATTTTGATGAAGGATATTATGTTGACATTAATATTGGTGCTAATGATACTATTAGGTTTGACATAATTAAGCCTCTTAAGGCTACAGAATACTATCAGAGGATACTCTGGAGAAACCAATATGGAGGCATATCATTCTTCGATTTCACTGGCACTCGTAGCGAAACAGACGATGTTGATATTGAAACATATGAGAAAAATGTATTCGATTACTACGAAACTAATGAGTTTGAGAAAAAGAAGATATACAAGAATGATTATAAAAAGAGTGTGAAGCTTACAACTCATTTAATGAAAGAAGATGGAAAATGGGCATTTAACTCATTGATGCGCTCAAAGAGGGTATGGACTGTTGTTAATGGTAAAACATTTTATATTATACCAAAATCTGTTGAGGTGAATGAAGACCAAACATACAACAACATTTATACAGCAACATTAACTTACGAATATTCAGATATAGCATAATATGATTTCTAACGTACATTACATAGAATTATACATCAATGGTGAGCTTATAGAGCTTGAGTCACAAGATTCTTTGAACCTTCGAATAAACAACGTACTGTTCGACCCAGCAAAGACAACAACGACTCAAGCTGAGTACTCATATTCATTTGATATACCATCAACTCCTAATAATGACCGTATATTGGACTATGCGAACAATCTTTCTAAGCTAAACAAGTTCCATGCGAGATACTCATCGCAAGTATATGCTGATGGACATATGATTTTCGATGGAAGTTTGACAATCCAGAAATATTCAGCAAAGGATAAAATGTACACTTGTAATCTTGTAAATATCAAGATAAACACATTGGAAGAGATATTCGGTGATATGGTGTTGACTGACCTTAAGTGGGAAGTTCCTTTTGATGGTGCTCCAACTATAAACAGTATTAACAGAGACTATACATCTAAATATTTCTTTCCATTGGTGAGTTATGGCGTTTTCCAGAAGAATTATGTAACGAAGGATGAAGTTGCTGCAACATATACTCCAAAACACAATCTTGACAAGTACAATAAATGGTGGGTAGAAAGTTTTTATCCTTCATTGAATATGGTTGAAACGGTAAGAAAGGCATTTCAGAACAAAGGATATACAGTTGGAGGTAGTGCATTTTCTGACCCTTATATAAGCGGTATATTTTGTTCCACCAATCTTGCGCAAGAACAAACACCAATATATAATCTTGGAAATCCAAAATTTGGAACTTGTTCACTAAATGTAAGGTGGAATAACTATCAATCGGTCTATACAAGCGTTGATTATGATAGGGAAAGGGGATGGCGAAATACAACTGGTGCTTTCCAACAAGACCTTCAATTTCCATATTATCGAATAAGCCCAGCACCAAATGCTTCGAATAGGGATGCTCAAGAACAATTCAATTTTTCTACAGTTGACATATGGAATATGATGGATAGTAAAAACAACCCAAGTGGCGTTACAGTAACTGTTAATCAAGAAACTTATATGTACGACCCAAATGAAATGTGTATTGTAATACCAGCAGATGGTTGGTACAGAATTTATCTATCAACTAGTGCAGTTCTTAGCGGTGCTGGAACATCATTCTCTGCCAAACAATGGACTACAACATATTATGAAGGGGATGAATTCACTCAAAGGGATGTTTCAATCAAGAGAGGGTTGAAGGAATTAACTCCACTTGAAATACAATTGGTAAGAAACTATAATGAAAATGTTGAGCTTATCAAAGGAAAGGAAAACATAACTTATGACACTGGTGACCCAACCCAAACTGAATACACATATCAAGGTGGCTCATATACTGGTTCAACCGTTCCAAATAAGACCGTATGGAACACAGATTTCCCTCATCAAGAGCTTTATGGCTCAAAAGCACCTACCATAACTAGTGGTCTTGTGTCAACAACTTCGTCACAAAGAAGTGGATGGGCATCAAACGCAAGTGGTGGATGGAGTCCTACTACTGGTAGTTCTGCTGGTGGTACATTTGGTGGCAAAAACTTAACAAGAGGGGGTACGGCAAATAGTGATAATGTAGGCGGTTCTAGATATAATACTTATGGTTATATGCATAGAGATACTTACCCAATGCCATACGACCAAGCAGTATCAGAAGCATTTATTTGTGGTTTATCTACATTAGGTAATGGTACAGTTTCAGTTATGAGGAATGGGTCTTCTTGGTCTAAAATGTGTTCAATTAACAACCATATTTTCGCTGATGTTAGAGGTATGGACTTGGTTAACAAAACATCAGCTGGTACTGAGACCATTTCAACTGATTACTGCAAGAATGAATATAGAAATTCGACTTGTTATTTAAATTCAGATGATTCAAATGTATATAACAGCATCATTCAATGTTGTGTATATTTGAACAAGAATGATATATTGGAATTGCTTGCAGTACAGAGAGACTATGATGGGCAAAAATATGCTTGTTCAGCGAATACATCAATGCTTATTGAGGCAGTTTCAGACAGAAGCGAAGCTGAATTGAGAGGAGACCAATATTGGGGAGCATATTCAGAAACGGAGTTTCCAATCAACCTTAATTTGTTCAATTTTACCAATGAAGAAACAAAAGTAAGCGATTGGATAAGCAATATTCAGAAAGCATTTAACTTGGAGATTTCACAAGATGGCAACACAATTGATATAAATACCAACCAAGGTATTAAAAAGACAATTAGTAATGCAATTGATGTTGACAATAGGGTTGGTGAAAATGAAGCAGAAACTGAATATATAAGTTACCCAAAAGAAATGTCAGTACAATACAAGATAGACACTGAAGAATGGGGGTTTGAACTGACAGTTCCACCAGAACATATAAATGATGAAGGTGATGAATGGAAGAATTGGGGTGATAGTGGCTTTACAATTATAAAATTGAATGATGACACATATGAAACTAAAACCCAGAATGTTCAAACAAATTTCTCATACACATATTATGATAATTTTACATGGAAAGAGGTATTTGAAGATGGTTCTGAAAGTGAGTCAGTTTGGGCGACAATAACAATACCAGTTATTGAAAAGGCTGAATTTATGGCTGAAGGATATGGATATGATGAGGCAATGAAACATGATGGTTATTCTTTCACTCAAAGATTCTGGTATCGAGACCAAGTATCTCAAGAATATGTGTGGCTAAGTGACCATATGCATGAAAAGGTATTTTTAACATATCCAATAAACACTTGGAACAGATTTAATTTGTCGTACAAGGATACTGAAAAGAGTATTGTGACAGAGTATTTCAACATATTACCAATGCTTTCTAGCAACTATGTAAAAATAGATGTGCATATAACACCAGAAGAGTATAATGAGATAAAAGGTGGGGCATTAATACATTATGATTCAGATTTATACTATTGTGGACAAATTAGTGGTTATGACCCACAAGGTGGAAATCCAACAGAACTTAAATTAATAAAGAAAATCTAACAAAAAAGGTAGGCAAACACCTACCTTTTTTTCATGTTTAATGAAATGATTAAATAAAATGGCTGATAATAAGAAAATTTACACCATACAAATTAATGGTATTGAACAGTCAATCAAGCAAGTTGACGCATTATCAGATGCTCTACAGTTCCTAGACAAGAAAGTAAAGGAAATGGAGAGCAAGAAAGTCAATTTAGATGTAGATACAACTACAAAAGACACATCTTCTAAAGATACATCTAGAATTAGTAATTTGCAGACTGAGGATAAACTGCTTAAGCAGATAAAAAACACAGAGGAACAGATTGCTAATGCTAGGAGGGAAGATTATGCTAGACTTCAAGCTGAGAAAGATGTTTTAAAGGAAATTACCAACGAGCAAAAGAAAAGAGCAGCAGCAGAGCGTTTGACAGCCAATAATTATTCAAACACAATGGCTGGAATGAAGCAAGAACTTGCAGATGTTAAAACTGTAAGGAACTTTACTGATGTTACAAGCCAAGAATTCGATAAGCTTACCCAAAGAGCACTTCAATTAACAAACCAATTGAAAGAACTTGAGGAAGAAACAGGTCAATTCGGACGTAATGTCGGTAATTATGGCAATTCTATGCAGCAAGTAAACATTCAAGTTGGTAATACAGTAAGAACGTTTGCAAATGCTAGAGAAGCTTCTAGAGTTCTCAATATGGAGCTTAAATCTATGGCTCTTAATGGTCAGAAAGGAAGCGAAGCATATGAAGAACTTGATGAAGCAGTTAAAAAGTTGAACAGCGATTTAAAGGATGTGACAAAATCCTCTCAAGCAATGGATGATTTGCTTGATACGATGGAGTCATTTACCGCATTAGGCTCAATTGGAACTGGTTTTTCAGCACTTTTTGGTTTCGATAACGATGAAATACAAAAGTCAATCCAAAGATTGATGGCTTTGCAGAATATTCTTAAAGGTATTGAGACCATCAGACAACAGATGAAGACTGGTGAAGGTCTTGGCGATTTGCTTTCAAGAGGTTCTGACAAGATTGATAATTTTGTTGCTGGTATTACTGGTGCAAAGAAAGGTGCTGAAGGTCTTACAATGGCATCAAGAACAGCTACACTAGCTGTAAGGGGTCTTTCATTAGCTCTTAAAGCAATTGGAATTGGTCTTGCTATTGAGGCTTTAAATCTACTTATGAAAGGAATAGAAGCTGCTGGAGAAGCACTTTCTAAGTTCTTTAGTGGAACTGGTGGAAACGTTGCAAATACATCAAATGCCGCAGCAGCAGCAGTGGACGCTTTAAATAATAGGTTTAAAGAGCAAGAAAGAATATTATCAACTGATTATTTGAAAGGATACATCACTGATACCGAATATGCTAGAAAAGAAGTGCTTTTGCTTAACGAGGCAATGCAAGATAGTGTTAATATGATGAACCAATCAATATTAACGAGTGGAAAATATGCTGATGAGCTTAAAACGTTAACTACTGCCTTCAATAAAGGATTTGATGAGCCAATTGAGATTAAATCAGATTTCCTTGATTTAACTACTGTCATTAAAAATATTGGCGGTGCTAAAGAAGCATGGAAAGATTTCGCAAAAGCTGTAAGTAAAGGGGAAGACGTAGTTACAGCAAATGGTGCTCAGTCTTTAGTAGAATATTTTGGAAGTTTTGTAGTAACAGCAAAAGACGCTAAACAGCAGTTTGAACAAATTGGACAAGCTATTGCAGGTAATTGGGCAAAAGAGATTACTGAAATCAATATAAAAACTGATGAGGGTAAAAGAAAACTTAGAGAACTTATCAACGAACTTGATAATGACGAGGTAACTCATGCAGTATTGCTTAATCTGCAAGATTATATTGACGATGAGGCTGTAGTCGCAAAATTCAATAATATAATCAAGTATGCTAGACAACTTGAGCAAGGTCTTAATTTCATGAATGCCTCTACACCAGAGGGTTATAACTATTGGGAACAGAATGCAATAGACTCGATGGAGAAAGGTGAGGCTAAGATAAGAAGACAGATAGCTCTTAACGCTAAAAAAGAGAAAGATGCACTTATCAAGGAATATGGAGATTTGCCAGAGTGGAGAGCAAGAGAAATTGACGCAAAATACAATAGGCAACTTAAGGAGCAATTAGAGTCTGAAAGGAAATCAAGAGCCTCTGCTGCTAAACAAGCAAGAAAACAAGTAGAAGAAGCTGAAAAAGAGCTTGACGAATTGAGAATTGCCAATATGAGGGAAGGTCTCGACAAGCAGATTGCACAGCTTAGAGAAGAGGAAAGACAGCGTATTCAGAAGGTTAAGGACGCAGGTATTAAGGTAGGTGAATTAACTGCTGAAATACAGAAGCTTTATAACCAGAAGATATTGGATGCGCAAAGGGATTGGGCATATGAAATGCTTAAGACTTATGATGACTTGAAAGAAGACATCGAAAGTAGAACTCAAGAAATATTCAGAATGGAGGCAGACAATGCTCTTCAGATTATTGCCAATGATAAATTCAACTATCAGCAAATGGCACAATTCCCAAGACCTACTATGGATGTTAATGATATGCAAGGAAGTCTTGATAGTTATGAGGCTTATTACAACACCCTACTTGACTTGGAAATTAGTGTAGCTGACAGAGAAGAAGCAGTATATCAAGAAAGGCTAGCAAAAGAGCTTGATTATGATAAAGAACAAGAAGAGCTTAGAAACAAGAGGGTTGCAGATGCCAAGACAACATCGCTTGTAATGGAAGGAATCGCCAAGTATGAATCTGAACATGGTGTTCCGCTTGTTCCAGATAGTGCAGACGCTGATTGGGAGGAATTTGAGAATTCTTTGAAGGAAAATCTCAGAAATATGAGAGGCGAGCTTGTTGATGCTTATAATGAAGGGAAGATTACATTTAAACAATTTGTTGAACTTTTAGAAAAAGAACAAACAAATCATAATGCTAAAATGCTTCAACTTGAAAAGGACTACGCAGCACAGAGTGAAAAAACAACGAATGAAACCCTTCAAAAGAAGCAGAAAGCATATAATGATTATTACAATGGCGTAATTGCGAGGGTAAGAAGAGGAGAAGACAAAATAAACGAACTTACCGAAAAAAGAAGCGTAAACAGTTGGGGTATCATCAATTTGAAAGAAGGTTTAAACAATTTCAAAATTGCAAGAAAAGGATATGAAGATTTAGCAAAAGAGATTACTGAAGAAAAACAGAATCTGAAAGCTGATTTGGATGCTAATAACATATCCTATGAATATTTCTTGATGAGGGATGAAGAACTTGACAACGCTCTTAACCAAGCAAATGAAGGGTTGCAAGGACTGAAAAAGAAACAAGGAGAATTCTTTGGAGACTGGTGGGCTGGAATCGACAAATGGGTTCAAGCAGTTGGTCAGACTGTCAATCAAGTTCTTAGCTCTCTTTCCGAAATAAGTGACAACCACTATGAAGCCGAAATCGAGAAGCAAGAAAAGTACATTGAAGAGTATGAAAAGCTTCTAGACAAGCAGAAGGATATTACTGAACAACATGCTTCAGCAATTGAATCAATAGAAGATGAGCTTTCTACAGCAAGAGGTGACAGAAGACAGCAGCTTATTGACCAGTTAAATGCTGAAATGGCAGCACAGAGAGCTTCGCTTGCACAAGAGAAGAAGATTGAAAGAGAAAGGGAAAAGGCTGAACAAAAGAAAAAGAAATTGGAGCATGACCAAGCTGTTGCAAAGAAGAAAATGCAAGAAGCACAAGCATATATTAATATGGCAATGGCAATTTCTATGGCAGCAGTTAATAGTTGGCCAGTTCCAGCTATTCCAATGATGGCTCTTGCAGCAGCAGCTGGTGCAGCACAGATTGCTGCAATCAAATCGCAGAACATTCCTTCATATGGTAGTGGTGGTGTTATCCAAGGAAAATCACACAGAGAAGGTGGTGTTAAGGTCTTAGGTGGTCAAGCTGAAGTCGAAGGTGGTGAGTATATCACAAATAAGGTCACAACAGCCAAGAATGTTGACTTGCTAGAGTACATCAACACCAAGAGAAGAAAGATTAAACTTGAGGATTTGATTGATTTCTATGGTGGAAACTCGCAAGTGAAGAAGAGCATTTCAACGGTTAGGACAAAGTTTGCTGATGGTGGTATGATACCAACGTTGAGAAACGACATCAATCTAAGTGATAGGATGCTTACAGCATTTGAGGATTACTCAAACAGACCAGTTCAAGTAGCTGTTGTTGATATAATCGACAGAACACAGCAAGTAAATAACGTTAAGGTTATGGCTGGTATTGATGCGTAATTTTTACTAAATATTTTTTCATATAGATGGAGGGAAATGGCTTGTGATAAGTCGTTTCCCTTTTTTTGTTTTCATGTTTATAAAAAGCAAAAAAACAATGAAAAACAAAAGGCTTCATATTTTAACAATGAAGGAGAAAATGACAATCCAACTATGGTTGGGGGTTTTTTTAGCTGTAATGGGTTGTATTTTACTCTGGGTAGGATTGTTTCTGCCACCAATGGGTGTCATTCATGCATCTGTTCTAACTGCTATGGGTGAGGTGTTTACATTTTCAGGTGCTCTAATTGGTATTGATTACTCATATAAGTATAAGTCCATCAAATACATAGCTGAAATGGACAAGGAAGAAAAAAAAGAGGAAATAGAAGAAAATGATGAAGAATAACACATTGATTTTTGTCTCCCTTGCCGTATGTTTTATAACGTTAGGACTGATATATTTTGAAAAAAAAGGATATTTTGACCCAAGGGAGGAAGTAATAAAGACAGATACTGTGTTTTCAACAAAAACTGACACATTATGGAGAGATACAACAATAACAGAAAAAGAGTTAGTACCAAAAATAGTCGAAAAAATCAAGATAGATACGTTATTCAAGGAAAATGGGGATACAATACAGTTGATAACAGAAACAAAAAGGTTCGATAAAACGATTATAAGCAACAAAGATACAGCAGACGTACAAGTTTACACAACTGGCATTGAAACCTCGTTAGACAGCCTTAAAATGCGTTTGAAAACACATAAGGAAGTCATAACCAACACTGTTGAAATCACCAAGTACATTGAGAAAAAGAAAACCTTTTGGAGTAGATTTCATATAGGTGTTCAAGCTGGTTATGGTTATGGTTTCAATTACAAAGGACTAGAACCTTACGTTGGATTAGGAGCTAGTTTTGATTTATAAAGTGAAGTAAGTATGAATGGAGAAGCAATAGGCATAAAAGTATTAAAAAATCCATATGTAAACCAGTATGTTGCACCTTATAGATATTGTTTCTTCGATTCTGAAGGTAGAAAACTAGGAAGAATCATATGGACGAATAAAGTTGATGGAATATACATCGACAAATGTAATGAAGAATGGGGATTATAAACTATGGCAGACTATAAAAAGCTTATTCCAATAGTTAAGCGTTGGGAGGGTGGTTTTGCAAATCATCCAGCAGACCCACAAGGAGCGACTAACAGTGGAGTTACAATAGCAACGTTCAGAAGTGTTTATGGCAAGAACAAGACAGTTCAAGACCTTAAGAATATGACTAATGAACAATGGGAATACATTTTCAAGACAAGGTTTTGGGACAAATGGAAGGCAGATGAAATTAATAATCAATCAATTGCAAACCTTCTTGTTGACTGGCTATGGACTAGTGGAGTTTATGGAATCAAATACCCTCAAAGTGTATTAGGCATTAAAGTTGATGGTATTGTAGGCGCTAAAACTCTTTCAGCCATCAATAACTATCCAAATCAGAAGGAATTGTTCCAGAAGCTTTGGAATAGGAGAAAGAAACATTTTGATGATATTGTAAAGAACAGACCGCAAAGCAAAGTGTTTTACAAGGGATGGATTCGAAGATTAACAGACTTCTTGTTTAAAGAATAATATATGCACCGTTTACATGTTGGGAATTTCGCATTTTAAAAGGACTGTGCAGGGGATAGGTCGGTGAAACTATCCCCATTTAATTCATGTTTATTTAAATAATTGTCTACGTATGGCTAAGAAAATAAAGAAATATAAGGTTGGAACAGACAGTGAGACATATGCAATCTCAATGGTTGAAATGCCAGCAATTGAAGAGGATTTTGTAGCTCTTGCAAAAGAGGAAGAGAAGATTGAAGTTCAATTGTCAGATGATGCAAAACATATGGTATATGGTGCTGTGTTAGTTCCAGATAAGGATATATACAGAAACAATGGAGAACAAGAGTTCTACATCAGTTTCACCAAGGAAAGCATTGAGAAGATGTCTCAAGACTTTATGAAGGAATATCGCCAGCATGAAGTCACTGTTGACCATGAGGAAATCGCAAATGAGGTTTGTGTTGTTGAATCTTGGATTAAGGCTGATTTGTTCAAGGACAAGTCAGTTGCATTGGGATTGAATGAAACATTGCCAATTGGTACTTGGTTCGCTGGTATGAAGGTCAACAACATTGAGACATGGGAGCGTATCAAGGCTGGAGAGCTTAAGGGATTCTCAGTTGAGAGCATGATTTCCTTGGAAGAGTTTAGCAAACAAAATGAAAATAATATGAACATAGAGACAAATGACATGTTTTGGGATAAGTTAAAGAACATCCTAAAGGACACTTTCAGCAAGAAAGATGAAGACATCGTTAAAACGATGAATGAAAACACTAATACAATTGAGGAATTAGCGGCAATGAGTGGTTTTACAAGCGTTGAGGAATACCAGAAAGAGCTTGAAGCAGTTAAAGAGGAATTAGAGGAACAGAATGCTCCTACAGAGCCTCAAGCACAAGAACCAACTGTTGAAGCCCCAAAGGTTGAGGAACCAGTGGTGGAAGAGCCAAAGGTGGAAGAGCCTAAACCAACTGAGGAAGCTCCAAAAGCAGAGGAAAAACCGCAAGAGAACAACAAGCATCTTGAAGAGCTTATCAACTCATTGAAAGAAGAGATTAACGCATTGAAGGAAATGAACAGCGGACTTAACGACAAAGTTAAGGAATTGTCAAAAGAACCTTCAGCAAAACCAGTCAACACTAATGCAAAACCAAGTGCAAAAGACACTTACAGTGCTTGGAGAGAGCAGATGAGAAATATGATTGGTTAATCAACAAAAATTGTAATCATGTTTAATACAAAGAATAAAAAATAATAACATAAATAATCATAATTAATTATGGCTAATTTCATAGATTTATCAAACATCACATACTGTGGAAAGGAAGCACAGGAGATTTTCTCTAAAGATATATATGACATCGACCTTCGTCAGTATGGTATCACCTTCATGGATGGTGTAAAAGGTAAGATGAAGATGTACAATGGTGAGATTGGTGACGCATGGCAGTTGTATACTTGCCCATTCACCCCACAAGGTTCTGCATCATTGGCAGAGAGTTTCATTGAACCATCAGCAATCAAGGTTAACCAAGAGAACTGTTATGACACATTCTGGAACACATTCCTTGTTGACCAGACTGAAATCAGTTTAAGAGGTGGAATCCCACAGACTTTCGGTGAATGGTACTTTGGCAAACTTCGTCAGAAGATGGCTAAGGAATATCAGGAGATTTTCTGGCAAGGTGACACTGCTCGTACTGCAAGTGGTAAGGCTTATTTGAAAGCTACTGACGGTATTGAGAAGAAACTTAAGGCTGACGCTGGTGAGAAAGTCGCTGTTACTGCTTTCACTGTAGCTAACATTATTGCACAAGTTGAGAACGCTATCCTTAAGGGTATCGAGCTTGCTAACACTAATGAGGTTGACACTGAGGGTTACAAGGTGTTTATGAACCATGCAGACGTAAGAGTGCTTGAGATTGCTCTTGGCAAACTTTGCTGCGATGTAGAGACTAATAGAACTTTCTCTAACTATGGTAGAGAAGGTGGACGTATCTTCGTAATGGGATATGAGATTGTTCCAACTATGCAGTCCAAGAACACTATTGTATTCGGTCCAGCTCGTAACTTGGTTCTCGGCTATGATACTTTCGATTCACATCTTGAGTACAAGCTTATCGACATGAGAGAGACTACTGGTGACAATATGTTCAGAGTTCTTGCAATCAGCAACATCGCTGTAGGTATCATAATGCCAGAGTTGTTCGTATATGTATCTTAATAGACTCATTTGTCTACTAAATATATAAATCCTAGATGTTGGAAGGTAGGTAATATGGCTTACCTTCCACTCAAAACAAAAGAATAATAATCAAATCTAAACACATATTATAATATGGCTATTTGTAAATTAAATACTAACCTTACAAGAGCTTCACAGTGCGGATACTCACTTCCAGAGATTGTTGAACTTTATCTTGTTAACTATGAGGATTTGAGCGCAACTTCTATTACGTCAGAGGCTGTTAACGGATGCGAGGAAATCACTGCTATTACACTTACAACTGGTGCTAAAGTGGCAAAGGTTGAGCCAGCTCGTAACAGTGCTTCTTTTGAAGATACTCTTGTAGTTGAAGACAACGGTAACAAATATCGTAACGCTTCTATCACTTTTAACGTAAGCGGTACTTACAATGCTTGTATGCATGGTGCATTAGATGCTCTTTCACTTGGTCGTTATTTCGTAGTTGTTAAAACTGCTGACGGTAACTATCTCGGAATGGGTAGAATTTCTCCACTTGAGGCTGAAACTGCAACTCTTGCAGGTGGTTCTGAAAACAACGGTCTTCAGATTGTACTTAGCGGCAATATCGCTGAGAGTCCACTGCCATTGTCCGATGCAGCAGTTGATACCATCAAGGGTGCTGTTATTGCTTAATAATTCGTAAACAGTTAAAAAACTATAAAAGTTGAGGTAATTATTTTGTTACTTCAACTTTTTTTCGTATATTTACATCACAAAAATAAAAGAGCAACATTAGTTGCTCTTTTTTCTTTTCTTCTTTGGCTTTTCATCTTCAACTTCGTCATAGTCTCCGATATGTATCCTCTTCGTATGGACAACACCATAAGACTCTGACTTTTCCTCAAGCCATATTTTACCGTTTTCTTTAATTATCTTACCCATAATGATATATTTTAAATAAACATGATTTGACTGTTTCATTTCATGTTTACAATAAATAATTAAATCAATAATATGGCAGTAAGTACATATATCAATAACAATTGCAAATATAGGCTAGACAAGTTAGACAAGGTTGTTTATCTTATCAGTGAGGACGCTTCCAAAAATATCCACATTGATGACGGTGAAGCATATGTGATGGACATTGACCAAGAGCCATTGTCTTTGAAAGTCTATAACATTGCATTGACTGATACTGATGAATTAGATGAAAGATACAAGTTTACTCACCAGTTGACGTTCAGTATGGATGGCTATGCTAACTACAAGGATTTCCAAGGGCGATACTTTGCCATTGTGAAGTCTCTAGACGGTGTTTATTGGCTCGTTAACCCATTATTTCCTTGCAAGGTGACATATACTTACACCCTAGACGCAAACGGCTCTCACACCGATTTTACGCTGTCTACAGCATCGAACCATCCTACACTTAGAATACGCAACATCAGTCATGCAACACCTTATAATTGCGGATACAAACGTTGTACATTCAGCGATTTGAAACTGAATGAGAGCATTTATTCGCTTAAGACTAGTAATCATGTCCTTTACACTAACGATGGTTTCAAGGACGTTGTTTTCACCAAGAACAGCGGTGTTTTCACAGAGCAGTTCGATGGAACGAATATCCAGCATGATTTGAAGTTTGACATTAATTTCGATGACTATA